GGGGCTTCGGTCGGAGATATCCAGAAGGGGCTGGGTATTCCTGCTTCGACGCTATCACATCACCTTGCGCGCATGGCCAAGGTAGGGCTGATCCGGCAGGAGAAACATAGCCGCACGATTGTCTGTATATCCGAGTATGGGCACCTAGAGAATTTGATCGGTTTCTTACAAGAGGAATGTTGTGCAGGTGTCCGGATTGCGCATGAACCAGAACCGCTTTGACGCTTGCCCAGCTCTCGCTGTCCTCCCTAGTCAGCATCGCTATGAAGACTCAGGCGAAGGTGGAAACAGAAAATTGGCAGTAGAGTAGGCTGAAGAGGATCAATCAGATAATCCGCTGAGAAAGATTTTCTTCTTTACATCTTTGGCATTTTATCAACCAGAAATTCCGGATACCCAAAATGAGAAGTCCGATCTGACCGACGACGAACGCAAAGCACTTAAACGAATCGTCGAACAATGGAGGTAGCCATGGGCAAACTGTTCGAAGACCTTATGGAAAGCGTCCAGCAGATGGACGAAATCCACCGGGGGGAGCGTCAGCCCTCCCGGGAATTCACTGTGGACGCGGTACAGGTGAAGGCCATCCGTAAGGCCACCGGCCTGACTCAAGCCAAGTTCGCGACCATGATCGACGTTCAACTGGCCACCCTGCGAAACTGGGAACAGGGCCGTCGAGAACCAACTGGCCCAGCAAAGGCGTTGCTTCGAGCCATTCACAATGACCCGCAGCATGTGATCCGGGCGCTAGCTGATTAGATCAGTCCGTTCGGCGCTATGGCCGAGATCAGGCTCGCCGCTGCGAACATCAGGATAGATATGGCAATCGCCCAGGCGAGGCGCCGGGTCGGTTTGCGCTCTGCCAATTGCATGAATACCTCCAGTAATTTGCTATACTGGTCCAATCGTTGACTCCTTGAGTGCGCAAGGGGTGGAACGAAAAAACCCCGGGAGGCGGCCACCTTCCGGGGTTTTGCTTTTTCAGCCCCCGGCAGTTTCGCCGGGGTATATGTTTTAGCGGCTAAAACCTGTCCATGCGGCCAGATGTGACGCCCGTCACAGAATGGTAGCCTCTCCCAAATGGGGGCCTAACAAGAAAAAAGGAGAACCGCATGGAAGTGCTATTAATCAATTACGACCTCAATTTCGAGATTCGCCGACCACCCATCGTGGAACGGATAAGGAAGTTGTATCCGGACAATAAGCGAATATCCGAATCCTCATATGCCATTTACACCAACGACTCGCCTGAGACTGTCTATGACAAGTTCAAAGACCTGATCGACAGCAATGACAACTGCATGGTGTTTACGCTTCGCCGGCCCTACGCAGGGTGGCACCGGACACCGGTAATTGAGTGGCTAGAATCCCGGGTAAATTAACCGGCACCAGATCGACCTGCTGACCTGACTCGGCGATTCGCTGCATTTCGCTGTAACGATCACCGGAATCAGGCTCAAAATAGAAACCGGCTCCCATCTTCTTAAGTCTCATATTTCACCTCTCTGGAAATGAAAAACCCCGCATCTGCGGGGTCTTGTCTGTGGGTTGGGTGGTGCTAAGGCGCGTTGTTCAGCTGCCGCCAAGAGCATCCAGAGCATCTAGCATCAGCCCAATGTCCTCTTTGACCTTGTCCTTGACCGTGACATCACGGTAATAGTCCCGCCCTCGAAACCGGATCTGGACATCATTTCCGGATGCAATGGCACGAGCCATCTCCCGGTTCTGATCCGTCAAGGGGAGAAAGGCATATTCCCAAACGCTGCCACCGGAGTTATCGCGACGGACATCGTCAAAGCTGACATCATATTTCACCCCATCCGCGAGAACCGAGGCATCGCGAAGAAATAGCCAGTTACTTCCATAGTATTGGAACTTCAAAAGCACCGACTGGCGCCCTTCCGAGAGAAGCCCCTGGAACGAGACGTAAGAGGATTTAGAGTAAGGCCCTGACATCAACCTGCTTGGAGTTACTCGAAACGCTTTATCGAACTGATCGTATTCCACGTGATAACGAGACATTGCCCGAATAACAGCGTCTCTCCGGCCCTGATCTGATGGCATAACCACTTTCAGGTTATCAAAGACTTCACCAGCAAGACGGCCTTTACCCTGCAGGGTCATGATCCTGGGATAGTATTCTGTAGCCACATCCACCATTACAGAGGAGCCGGGCTCTATAGGTTGCCAATCAGAAGGAACGTTTGACCAGTACTTGCGGCTTGCATCCATACATGCCAGTTGCTCCCGTATTTGGGCCCGGCTGTCATCCGGCATATCCAAGCATTCTTGAAACTTCGGGGCGGGCCCGCTGGAGACTTGCTCATTGCTCTGGGTAACAACCGTTGCGCACCCCGCCAAGAAAAATGTTGCCAGAATTAGTCCAACATAAAGCTTTAAAACTTTCATCGTATCCCCCTTTTCATTGTTGCGGTCGAGAAACTCTGAATGCGTCCCGGTAGTTCACCACCGAATCGACCACCACCACATCTACGTAATCATCAATCGGGTTTTCCAGCCCCACCAGGGTGGTGCTCCACCACATGTCCCATGTGTTTCGGTGCGGCGGCTTCGGCACTCCATCCGAGCCTTTTGCCCTTTGAAGGACTTCACCGTTCTTCGTCACGATGATTTCGAGAAACTTGCTCTTTGCCGTCTCAAGAGTAGGGGCATCGATCCGAACAACGATGTACCCATTCTTAAATGGGATTTCTTCTGGCTCCCGCATTGCCAGCTTCGCGGCTTCGGCCTCACGGTCTCTGAGCATCTCGTAAGGAACGTATTCTACCGTGGCCCTCCCCCACCGCTTGGACTTCTCAGTCTGTTGAATCTCGTATCCATTCCCCTCGCTCACCGGGACGCCGGCCCACTTGTCCATGTTGGCGCAGCCGCTCAGAACCGCCGCCAATCCCAATAGCCCCCAAACTGCTTTTCTCATCACAGGTCCTTCCTCTTTGGTTTTATCCAACCCTGGATAATATGAGACATTCGTCACAATTCCAACTCAGCGCCCGCTCAACAAACGCCCGTTCCGACTCCTGGCGTCGATGAGGATCTCATCACGGTTGTTTACAGAGTCCTTAAATCCTTCCTTGATGATGTCAACAAGCTCCTCCATCCCATTAGACCCGACAACGCTCCCGCTCACGCTAATAGTAATGCTTGGCCCGGATGACTCGCCGGACCCTCCGCCGCCATCAAGCTGGATGGGCGCCGGCGCCGCTGGCACTGTCTGGATTCCGCCAGAAATCCCCGCCGCGCCGCCACCGCCTGAGAATGAGGTGGACTGAATTGCGTGCAGTTGGGCGGTTTGGGCGACCACAGCGGCGGCGGCAGCAATTGGTGCCAGAATATGGCCGATCCCTGGCACAGATGCCGCAGACGAATAAGCGTTGGATGCTGCAAGCGGGATATTGATCAGGCCTTGGGCAATGGCTGCCGCCTTCCCGATCTCGAACATCTTCCGGTTTTCGGAAGACATCAGGCCCGCAAGCATCCCGAATACTTGAGCCGTACCCTTTAGTTGCGCCTTCCAGCGCTTGTCATCAAGATCCGCGAGATCATCTTTGTGGCGCTGGTCCTCCTCGGCTATTGCCTGATCCCAGCGCTCCTTGTTATTGAAGTCCGCCTCCCTGGCAGCGTTCAAAATTTCCAGTCGTCGCTCATAGTGCTCGCGCAGGATGTCTTCTTCATCCATATACCGTTCGAGCAACTTCTCGCCAGCGGAAATATCGCTCTGCCGCTCTTTTTCCATCTCGGCAATAAGCTCATTGCCGTACCGCAGAGATTCATTCCGAGCCTCAAGTGCTGCAATCTGCTCGTTGTAGGCATCCCGCGCCCGCAAAGCAGCCTCGGCATCATTGATCTGGGCCTCTGTAGCCCCCTCGATGCGCAGCCGATACAGCTCCGCCTGCGTGGCAGTCATGCCAAGGGTTTCGGCTTCAAGCTGAAGTGCTTCTACCCTGCGCTGGATGGACTTGAACTGATCGTTGGCGGCCTTGGTGGCGCGCTCGCGGGACTCCACCTCCTCATTCAGTTCGCCGATGATCTCGTTGGCGATTTCTGAGGACCGGGAGTAGTCGAAGTTCGGATTGATGCCGCTGATTCGGTTCAGCAGTTCCTCAAAGTGCTCACCCTTTTGCTGGGCGCTATCGATCTCGACCGCAAACTTCTTAAGAGCGTCAACCTGCTTGTCTGTGAGACCTTCCTGCTCCCCTATTTTCTCGATGACGGGCAGCAGGTTTTCGCCATTCTCGTAGGCCTCTTTGAGAGGCGCCGTCAGATCCTGGAATTCGGATCGCAGCTCCATCACCCCACGGACAGGGCCGTCTGCAGCGATGGTTTTGATGACCTCACCCCAGCCCTTGGTCTCACTGGCAACAGAGTTCAGCATCTCGATGAATGCGGTCTCTGCTGCCCGGGCGGCTACCTCCTGCTGATGAACCCACTCGATCCGAAGCCCTTCCCGTTGGACCTCGTTCACTTCCCGATACTTCTCGATCAGTGAATCCAGGGAGGGAACAGCTTGGTCTAGGCTTTTGCGGAACTCCTCGACCTCTTGGCGCGCATTACGCTGGTCTTCGGTGAATGCGTATACGGCATACCCAACTGCAGCCAGAGCAGTCGCCACGGCACCGATGGGCCCGCCCAGCAGGGTCAGTGCCACAGATGCGGACTTGGCCGCCGTTGCGGCTCGCGTGCTGGCAGCGGCTGCCGCATTGGTTGCTGTGGTGTAGGCGGCTTCGGCAGCGGCCACCCGGGTCGCGGACACCGCCAGGTGGTCCATGGCGATAGCGTGAGCATTGGTGCCGGCTGTCGCTTTCGCATCAGCCAAGGCGCGTGCCTGAATCACTTTGGCCGCGCTCAACTCTGCGGCTGCCCGGCGAACGGTCTGATTCGCCGCTACAGCCTGGGATTCCGCCACAGCGGCCTGCGCTTTGGCGTTCTTCAGGGATTCGACGGTATCCGCCGCCTTGGCCACCGCCGACGCGCCCAGAGAGGCAACAAGCCGCGTCCCCACCACCGTAGACAGGAAGGCGATGGAGTCAGCCAGAAACTCATAGGTGTCCGCCTGGTCCTGGGTGATTTTCTCGTTGTCCACCATCACCGGCAGAAGGCCGTTGAAGGCGTTCAGCACACCGGTGGCGGTGTCGATCACCGTTTGCATGGCGCCGCCCATACCACCATCACCAAGCTGCAGGGTGGCCTCGGCTGCGGCACTGCCAAAGCCCTTCAGTGATCCGGTCAGCCCCTCACCCAGAATGCCGGCCATGCGGGATGCCGCCCCTTCCGCATCACCCAGCCTGTCGGTCAGTTCCTGTACCCGACCGCTGGCACCGAGCAGGATTTGCGCAGCGGCGCCAGCCTCGGATCCGAAGATCTGGAAGGCGTCAGCGGTGGAGATGTTGGCCTCGGCCAGTCGGTCGATAACCGGTTGCAACCCACGGGTGGAGATGTCCACCTCACTGACCGAAACGCCATAATTGGCCAGCGCTTCAGCCGCCTGTGGCGTGACGTTGGAAAGTTGCCGTATGAAGCCGACAAAGCCGGTACCGGCACGGGAAGCCTGAAGGCCTGCGTCAGACAAGGCGCCAATGGCGGCCGACGTTTCCTCGATGGACACGCCGGCGGCGGTGGCGATTGGGGCAGCAAAGGACAGAGCCTGTCCCAACTGCATTACGTCCGTGTTCGCACTTGCAGCAGTGGCCGCCAATACATCGTTGACCCGGCTGAGCTCTGACACCTCCAGCCGGAATCCAGAAAGCGCGTTTGAGGCGAGATCAGCGGCGGATCCGAGATCCATCCCGGATGCTGCTGCCAACTGCAAGATGCCCGGAGTAGCTCCAAGCACCTCGTTAACCTCAAAACCAGCCTGGGCCAGGAACCGCTGGGCGTCAGCCGCCTGCTGAGCGGAGAACATGGACGTTGCGCCCAGTTCCCGCGCCTGCTTCTCCAGAACCGCCATCTCTGCGGCTGTGGCGCCAGAGACAGCCTGCACTCCGCGCATGGCTTGATCGAAGCTGGCCAGGTCCCCGACGATCTTCCGCAACGCCGCAGAACCGGCAACAGCCGCCATGGCTGCGCCGATGACCTTGAACCCACCAGCGATCTGATCTGAGGCCCTGGTCGTTTGGCGCTCGACGCGATCAGCCTGAGCACCGAGACCAAGCAGGGCCTGATCCGCACGGGAAACATCCGTGCTATCAACGGCCAGAATCAGGCGCGCGGTTTCGTTCATGCCATACCTTTGAGCGGATCTGGTCCAGACGCCGGAGCACGTCCACTTCCCACGGCAGGAGGTGAATGCGCTTCAACGCAGCCCAGTGATGGATTTCGGTGTAGGTGCACTCGCCCAGGTCGCAGAACCACTCCCAGAGGTATTGGGTGCCCTCTGGGGGCGGGTCCAGCTTCAGGCTTTTGGGTTTATTGCCGGTCTGTTTCCAGACCTGCTTCAGTTGGTCCCGGTGAGATGTACCGGTTTTGGGATTGGGAAGGGTTTGCGCTATTTCTGCTTCCGCCCAGTCGTAGAGTCGCTGGACGGCTTCCCGAAAAAACGCGCGTCATTGCTGGCGTAGCGATCGATCATGTCGCGGAGCTGAGGGGCCTCGCGCATAAGCTCCAGCGCGCTCTCTGGTGTGCACTCCTTGTCGAAAGACCAGCCGGCCACCAGCGCTGCAGTTAATCGGGAGTGACGCTCGGCAGGGTCTATCTCACGCTTTTCGGACGCCGCCTTGATGTCGTCCCGGTAAATCTCTGCCTTCACCCGCTGAAATTCATCGGCCCACTGCGACCGGATGAGGATGTACTCATCCGTCATCTGGCCATCGGGCGTCATCAGATTGACCTTGACGCCCTCGTTCGCCTTGCCGCGGGTAAAGAACTGCTCCATTCCCATTACACAGCACCTCGGGTTACGACAATCTGGGACTCCTCCACGGAGTCGTAGATAGCCTGGAATTGAAGGGGGATAGTGACTTCGCCCTCCCCGCTCACGTCCGGCTGGCCGGCGGTGTACTTCACGCGGGGCATGGCGAATTGGTAGTAGTTGGCGGAGTCCGCCAGCTCGAAACCGATGTTGGTTTCGGTCTCGTTCAGGAACTTCTCGTACAGCGCTTCCGACTCGAACCACGCGGTCAGCGTGCCGGTCAGGTTGGAGCGGCCAATGCTGGTGCACTGCGCGGTCTTACTGCCCACCACGAACAGCGGATTGATGCCGTTCTCCAGGGTCAGGGAAAGCTCGGTGACAATGGCGATCTGTGCCCCGCCTTCCGTGATCTCGCCAGAGAAGGAGTCGAATGGAGCACCGGTAGTGGCGGGGTCATACGTGGCGCCGGTAATGGCGGCCTGCCCAATCCCTTGGGAGCGGCCCACGACGCCAAACGAACCGGTTACGATGGCATTCGGCGCCACCGTCAGGTTGAAGGTGTTGAACTCACAGCCGCGGTACCAGAGGTACTGTCCGATGTCCTCGAAATGGCGCTCGATGGTGAAGTGGCGGCGAGTTGTGCCGGCCTTGACAACATCCGTTGCCCAGGTGCCGCAAAGCACCGCTTCCAGCATGTCGTCGAAGGCGCCGCCGTAGGAGAACTCGAACGATAGGTCGCCACCGACCTGCTCGTTACCGTGGCGGACATCAGCGATCTGTCGATCCTTCCGCAACTCGGCACTCTGCAGGGTCTCTTTGGTCAGCCCCAGCGTGGTGCCGGTGTTGCGAATCGGGGTGAAAACCGGCGTGGCCGGCGTGGTGCCAGCAGTGGCCTCAGCCACCAAGGCCATAGCATGGCGTGAGCCATTTGCAGGGCAGCCCATAGCAAACCTCCATCATGGGAAAGCCGCGTCTCACGACGGGGCGGGTTGGGACGTCTCACGACGGCCAGAAACGAAAAAGGGCCGCCAATCGGCAGCCCTCTGGGAGAAATGCGCCACGCCCCCACGTCTCACGACGGTAGGGCGCAGCGACTTTAATCGACCGCCCGGTTAACCCAGGCGCTCCAGTAAATGGTCATGCTGGTCCGGGACCAGTTCTCCACCTTGCGAGGCTGAGACACCCCGCACGAGCGGATGAGCACATGGAGAGGCACCCAAACGCGGTATTCCTCTTCCGTGAAATCCAGATCCAGGGTTGTACCAAGGGCCGGAGCATCGATGCGCCGGCCGGCCACGTAACGCGTGGCGATCTCATCGGCCGTATCCAGTGCAGCGGTGTCGCCCGTATCCAACGGATAGTTGAGATCAATCTGCATGAACCCGTCGTGCCGGTCCTGGCCGGTACTGCCCAAGGTGGCTACCCCAGGCTGAGCTGGGACCACGAACAGAGAGACCCATGGCTGATTGTCAGCTTGCGCCTGCTCCACCCCTGCGCCGGGCTTCTTGTTCGGGTAGGCGGTCGGCAAGCCAAACTGCCCTTCCACCCAGCTCAAAACCAGGGCGTTGCGGATGTCGCGGAATCTCATAGGCGGTACTTTTGGGCCGAGGCCTGAACTATCTGTTGGAATTGGGCGGCGGTCTTTCTCACCATCCCTTCGGGCGCCTGGCCACTCCACCCGTCATATTCCAGGCGCGGACCATACGGGAGGTTGTTGGCCATGTAGGTGACACGACCGCCTTTGAGGGCCCTTACTACTGATTCCATGGCCTCGATTGACGCCTGAGCACCCAGCCGATCCAGTTCCCCCATCTCCGGCGCACCGGCAGAAGCCTGCCAGTTGCCGCGGAACCTGCCCGAGTCCACGGGGGAGCGCAGGATGATCAGCGTCATCACTTGGATTTCGACGTCGGCAACGGTGTTGCTCAGAGCCTGCGAGGCTTGCTGCGTAATCCTACTGACGTCAGCACCGAAGCCCATCAAGCGTCCCTCAGCTGGATCGTCCATGAGGTGGCAGCCGGATCCTGGCCAACAGTCATTACCCGCTTGCCGTCGATGTCATCGCCGTCCGCCGGCGCGGTGCTCAGTTCGCTCTGGAGCACCGTCAGCTTCTCATCGGTCGCCAGGATGTGCTGGTTGTCCACCTGCTCGGCCTTGAAGCGGCCGAACACTCCCCGTCCGCTGAAGGTCTCGGTGGTGGAGGTTTGCTCTCCGGTTACCGGATCGTATTCGCCGACCACCGTTCGGGTGAGCACGAAGCTCTTGACCGCATCCGCTAAGGCACCATCGAAAGCAACAGCAACCTTAGATTGAATCTTGTCACGCATACCGAGGATCCTTGCATAAAAACCCAGGTCGAAGGCTGGGTGCGATAGCCAAGCTTGCCGACGCTACAGTAGATGTGTCCGCTTATCGCTCTTGCGAATATTGTCTTTGGCCCATATAGGACGAAGATTCGTCAGACAGTTAACGATGGCGGGATCGGTTTCTCCCCTACGGACGTACTCTGCCACCGATACGATATGATCTATATGCCACTCGCCGTGATTGCTCCACTCCATGCCTTTAAGAAACTGGCGCTCTATATGGATGCGGAACTCCTCAGCTGTGTATCCGAGCAACTTATGTGTTCGATCTGACTTGGTTAGCTTGGCCGACTCAAGGAAGTTGCCAAGAATGGTGCGCAAAGCCTTGCGCACTTTGACATCTTCACGGTTCTTTGCCTTTTGATACCAGTCTCTTTGGTATGCTGAAACCCGATCTCGGTTATCTTCCCGCCATTGATTTCTTTTTGCGTTGAGTCGGTCTCGATTTTCTTCCCACCATCGCCTACGAGCAGAGAGAAGGCGCTCTCTATTCTCCTCTATCCATCGAGCGCGATGTTCTTTGGCTTTCCCGGGATTTTCTTCCTTCCATCTTCTGGAGTAAGCGCGAGCATGCTGGGCGTTATTTCTATACCACTCTCTCTTATTGATGCGGTATCGTTCCGGATCCTCTTGTCGGCGACGCTTACTATAGTTGCTGCAATACTCAGCATTTTCTTCTCGCCACCGCCTGGTTCGCTCCCGGACAGCCTCCTTGTTCTGTTCTCGATAAGCCTTCTCATAAGCCCTAACATGCTCGGCGCTGGATTCCCGCCATTTCTTACTGGCGGCATTAGAGCATTTTCGGCATGCGGCCTTCTTGCCATCCTTGCTTGAAGTTCTGTTGTGGAATTCGCTGAGCGGCTTATCTTCTCCGCATTTGGTGCAGGTTTTCATAACGTCGTCACTGTTATCGTCATAGAGATGTAACCATCCCCTAAAATCGGTGCATGCGTAATTAGAGTTCTCCGACCTACAATGAGGCAAACGGAGAACGACATGAAGAAATCACGGTACAGCGAGTCACAGATCGTCAAGATTCTGAAGGAGGTCGAGGGCGGTCGCCTGGTCAAGGAAGTGTGTCGGGAGTACGGCATCTCCGATGCGACCTACTACAACTGGAAATCCAAGTACGGCGGAATGGAAGCCTCTGATGTGAAGCGCCTCAAGGAGCTTGAAGAGGAAAACCGCCGACTGAAGCAGATGTACGCCGAGCTGAGTCTGGATCACAAACTGCTGAAGGATGTGATCGAAAAAAAGCTGTAAAGCCAGCCGTTCGACGAGAACTGGTGAAT